TCGACGTTTTGTTCTTGTACTTCTCCGCTAGTTTTGGGTTCGTCGCGTACAGGAACCTCATCTGTGCTTTGCTTTTGAACGGCATCTTCTGTAAAGTTTCGTAAATCTAGTTTAATTGTTCCGTCTTCATCAACAGTTGTTGTTGGTGTAGACTCTTGCGTTTCAGGTGCAGCTTCTTGTACTTCTTGAACTACTTCCTGCTCTTGTGTTTCTTCTGACATGATAAAATATTATAAAATTAAAACGGGTTTTATTACCTAGGCTCAAACATTTCTAAATTAAATCCGCTACCCATGGTATCATTACCTGCAGATTCAAATGCTTGTTCACCTTTTCTATCTTTTCTTTGCTCTATTAATTGAGACTGTTGAGAAGCTTGTATACGTGTTCTTTCGTCTTTTCTATCTTCTTTATATTTTTCTTTATTTGTAAATGCCTCTGCCTCTTTGTCTTTAATAGCCATATTAAGATCAAACTCATATTTCATAAGTTCTTTCTTAAGTTCTTTTTCGTTTTGCAGTTTTTGAATTTCAAGGTTAGCTTCTATTTGTGCTAGCTCTGCTTTTTGTTGAGTAATAGCTTGCTGCTTTTGAACATCTGCTTGTGCGGCTGCTTGCGCTGCTTGCGCATTGCTTTGGCTTTGCATTTGAATATTTTCCTGTTGAACTTGTCTGTCTTGCTGGAATTTTTTCTTGCGGCGTACCTTTAACAATTGATTAGCTAACTTGATATTCTTTATTTCTCTAATATCAATAGCGTCTTCTAAATATATTTGATCTTTAGATAAAGCCGCTTGTATATTGTTTTCAAGCATTGCTTTTTCTTCATCATCTGGGGTAAGTTCAATAAATATACCAAAGTCATGCAGATGCATGTTTTTAATATCATCTAATGTACCTACATTAAATCTTCCTATACTAGAAATGAATGCATCTCTAGTTGGGCTGTATTCTAATATATCCGATATACGTAACGAAACCGCTTCCGCAGTTTTAGCTGTAAGGTATAAACCAGATTGCAGTATATGGCGCGTTGCTGTATTAGAGTTTGCTGCTGCTAATTTTTGAACGCCTACTAACGCATATTGTTCAGGAGTGCTGCCATCACGTGCTTCGTTTAACCCCGTAACGTCGCGAATCATTTGTAAGTAATAATTATAAGTGTTAATTAAAGAACTTATTTTATTATTACCCCCATTAGATGTTAGCTCTTGAATAGGCACTTTACCTGGGTTCATATCCCCGTCAACAGTCAATGATCTACCAATAACAGAACCCGTTTGGAAGAACATATTTAATGCTTCTTGCGGATTGTAGTTAGTACCGTTACCTAAATCTATTTCAGCTAAGCCGTCCGCATCAAGATAAACACCATCCGGTATCATTCTTGACATGACCTGCTGAAGTTTTAAATGCGTTAGCTGAATCATATCAGCAAAACTTGTGATTCTGCTTACTAATGATTCTATTCTGCCTTTGTATATTCTAGGAGCAACAACATTATAATTCATCATTACTTTAGTTGTGTCAGCTTTTGGTCTTACCATATTTTTAGCTAACTCCCATTTAAGCATTTGCTGCGTGCCTAATACAAACGCGCCATCATAAACTACTTCAACTGATCGGCTTACTTTTTCAAAAAGAGATCTTGGATCTTTTGGCGGATTGAATTGATCTGTTTTTTCAATCGCTTTTGAAGCGCCTGTAGCTGTTGTTTTAATTTTGTAAACTTCATTATTATAAGTTTTGTAATTAAAATAAAGAACTTGAATTGTGTTAGCATCTAACACTGAATCTTCGTTAATATATCTATTATGAGACGCTGCAGTCTGCACGCCTTGCTTTGTAATTTTTTCTAATTCCTCATCCGTTAAATCTGGGAATTGTTTCTTAAGTTCGTTTATAGTTACACTTTTAACTTCTCCTACATAATATATATCATCAAAATATGGTGAATAAGTATAAGAATAAACTAAATCAGCTGGATCCACATATTCAACTTTAATACCTTCAGACTTATTAAAGTGATTTTTTAAAGCGGCTATACCAAGAACAGTTAAATCATAATTAACACGCCTTTTTGTTAATTCGTAATTATTCTGATTTAATATAGAATTTATAGCTTGCTCTTCTGCAATTTCAATAGCTTGTTTATACTCAAGTTGCATATGTAATGCTAACTCATTTTCGTCTTCTGGCAACTTATCTCTATCGGTGCTATACACGTTTATACCGAGCTGCTCTTGTATTGCATCATTTAATTCGCGCGTTTGCATATCGCGAGTAATACTTTCAACGTATTCAGAACGTTGTTTTACAGATGACGGATCTTGTGAAAATGCTTTAATATCAAAAGCTCTGTCAGACATACCATTTACAACTATATCTACAAACTTAGGTATAATCGGGACAGGTTTCCAGTCTAAATTTAAATATGATAAATCACCGTTAATAGATAATTCATCTTTATATTTCTTAACAGACTGTTCTCCTCTTGCATATAATCTTAATCTATGAAATTCATCTCTATTAGAATAAAATCTTGTTGCTCCGGAATCTCTTTTAAACCACTCATGCTCAATAGCGCGGGCTATTTTTAATCCGTACTCTGAGCTAGCCTTTTCTTCATCTGAAGCAATTTGACTCGGGAAAGAAGACTTTAATATTGTTTCCGCCATGCTATTTTATTATTGTTGAATGCGATCCTTTATTGTTATATCTTGAAATTTTTATATTCAATGGTTGTCTTTCTGATTTTGGCTTTGGGTGATATAAATGTCTATTACATGCCATTATAGCCAACCCTGAACTTATTGCCGCATCATATTTAGTTCTTTTATTTATATCAAACTTGGCCCAGTCGTTTAATGTTCTATTAAAATATATATTACCGCCACCTTCTTCTGTTATGCCTACATGATTATTAATGTAAGTTTCTATAGCTGCGGCATGAGCTTGTTTTATATCTTCAGATGTATTTGGTATGCCACCAATTTCTCTTTCTGTTACAGATAATTTATTCCAAACTTTGTCTGGTCTGTTCATTGAAAATCCTCTATATCCTCTACGTCTAATGTGATACAGTAACCGTGGTTTGTTATTCTCTGCCAAAAGTGGCATACCGTAGTAGACCAAAGCCATGAGAACATCTTCAAAAAACATTTCAGCAGTTTGTGGGCGTGCAACATATTCTAAAAAAAATGTGTTAGCAGGAGAATCCTCCATGCTAAATTTAGTTAATCCGTGTAAAGCGCCCTTAGAACCTTGTCCGTCTGTTGTTCCTGAAATATCGTACGAGTCACAACCAAAAGCTCCCATATGTTCATTACCAGGATATTTGACGCCATTCTTAAGTATTACGTTGTTTTCTAAGTTCTTAGAAGGAGTCCAGGATACGTAAAATCTTCCATTTGTATTTGGTGTAAAAATTACTTTTGAATCTTTAATACCATTTTCCCATGAAAACGACCCTCTTGTGATATACCCTTTTCTCGCAAGATCTTCGTTGTAATCTATTTGCTCGTATATTTTTGTTAAATTAAATATACTATTTTTTGCTTCGTCACGAAACGCATGCTCTTCTGTTCTTGGAAATTGTCTATAATATTCATTTAAGGCGTCACTATCGTGCTTTAGCCCCTCAACTTCATTTTCCCAAAAATCTATAACACCTGTTTCAATATCTGTTCCGTCATTTCCTTTGACCGGTATTCCTGGCGTAGAAAATACAGGGTATCCATAAGAATCAATGAATCCTTCGTAGTTCCATTCCATAGGTATGAACAAACTATATAATCCTGAACTAGTCTGCCCGTTGCGGTTTCTTTTAGTAACGTCGGAGTCATTATATAATTTTTTAAAATTATTTCCGCCTTTATCCAAAGCATTAGACGTTGATCCCATCATGCACTTGCCTATAACTTTACTACCTAATCGCAATGTAGTTTTAGTTACACGCCAGTTATTTAATATATTGTCGGGTCGTTCCCATTTACCGCTTTCATCATGCACTAACAGATTTAACTTTTCCCCGTCATATGAATTATCACCTGTATTTTTCCAATCTATTGTTGTATCAAGTCCTTCAAGTTCTGTTTCTTTAGAGGTTTGAACAATTGATTTTTTGGTGAGCTTGGAAGCTGGTACTCTGTACGCGAGCTCGGTTTTAGGTCTATCCATTCCATCCTGTATTGGTTTGAAAAAGAATGGGTAGTTGAGTGATATTGGTACAACCTTGTCCGTGAACATCTTTTTAGCATCGGCACCAGATTTGGACAATATTCCGAACCGTGCATCTTTTGTAATTGTTGCCAAATTGACTGATTCTGCTGAAGACATAAAACTAAATCCGGAGCGGCGGTTTTTAAGATAACACATTCCGTAAGACCTATAGTCTGCTTTACACGCTTCCCAGAAGATAAAGAAAATTCTGTTAGCTTCCCTGAAGTCTGGCTTCCCAACATCAATCTTGGTCCACTGCAAGTACATATAGTGAGTACCAGTAATATAAGTAGGTGTATTTTTATTATAAAACCAATGACCTTCTTCGCGTCTGGTAAATTCTCTATCAATATATGCATACCATTTATTTTTAAAAGCGTCAGGGTATGTTTCCCAATCAAACCTAGTTTTTATTTTTTTAAGTTCGTTGGGGTATTCATGAGGCGTCCACCTACCGTTATTTTCAATTTCTTTTGGAGCCACTGGCAAAGCTATCTTTAAATTTTGTATTTCTACAATTTCACCAATTTTTCCACTTTTACTAATTACAACAACGTCGTAGTCTTTATTATACCCGTACTCCCATTTGTTTAACTTATTAAATCGTTTAATTGTGTTTAAACGTATGGGGCTTATAGATTTAATTAAATTTTGTTCGTACATTATTTAGATCTACCTTCTGCAAAGCCTTTAAAGGATTGTGTAGATCCTTTTTCAGATGCCTCTAGCATATTCTTTTCGGTTTCAACTCTTGTTAATATTTCAAAAGCGTCAAATATTGCTAATTTTTTTGTTGCGGCCGCATTTTTTAGTCTATCTGCAGCTAAATCTTCTTCAGGATCGCCAATAATTATTTTTTCTTCGGCAACTCTTATAAGCTCATCAACCGCTTTATACCCAGCTTGGATTATATTCTGCTTCAGTTCCTTGTCTTTCATATTTTATTGCTATAGAATTTAAAGGGACTCTATATAATCTTTCGTCTTCAATAACGAACTCATACTCGCTGTTTGGAGTAAAACCTACTATATCATTATCAGTTAGATTAAAGCTTCTTAAATCAGCCCCTAGGTGCTTTAAAACGCCTATATGCTCTTTTTCTTTTGTATTTAAAAAGCTATCGTCTTGTTCTAGAGGTTTTACAAAGCAATAACCTTCAGGTGCAAACCACTTGTTATTACGTTTGTATAAAAATATTTGATCTTCATAACACATAAAGAGATTATTTTGAAAATAGCTACTACTATTTCTTTCTTCTCCTCTCACATCAAAATATCTTCTAAATACATTATGATGCACAATAACTATATCGTCTTTTTGAAAAATCGGATTGTTTATTGGTGTTTCTATTATTTTAGCTTGTCTATTTACAAACTTATGATCTTCTATTTGAGTATTTAAAATTAAATTAGAGTCACCTATTTTTTTATTATTTGTATACCTTCCATCTAAAGGCTCTATTAAATAGGCGTGTAAATGTTTCATTAATATTCTAAATTGTATTCTACTGCGATAGCCATATTTTTATTGAAAGTTTTCCAAGGTAAAACCTCATCATTTTTTTCAATAAATATATTATAACTTTCATCTTCTTCTAAAATTTCAACTATTCTATGGCCACCAAATACTTCTTGACCTGTAGAATAGTGCATTGCATCATTTTTATAATCTCTGCCAATGCTAATCTTCCGTATTAGATTCATTTTGATTTTCATTTAGTATTTCAGCATTATTAAATACTTCAATAATTGCCTTTACTCGATTAAATTCTTTAATAGGCATTTCGTTTAAAATTGCTGTAATTTCAGTTAATTGTTCTTGTGTTAAAATTCTTTTCATTTTATTATATTTAATTTAAAGTTATATTTCTTTATTACGTGTTATCTATGTTTATTATTGCCGAACACTTTTTCAACGCCCCGTGAACCAAAATATCCGCCTATAACTATAGTAAGTAATCCTGTAATATCATCAAGAGGATAACCTAAATACCACCCCACCACATAAGAGACAACTAAAAATATTAATACTAATGGGCGCACGTTTGCCGCAAGAAAACTTCCCGACTTGGCATCCGCAACCCATCTTTTTGTAGTACCATCTATTTCGGCTCTTTCAATTCTTAATTTTTCAAGAGCCACTTCTTTATCTTCAGGAGCCATATCACTGCCTCCGATTATTGCTTCTATTACA